TCTTAATGCTGAAGCAAAAGCATTGCTAGACGCTGTTGAAACAGAAAAGCGCTCATTTGAAGGAAGCGAAGACGAAGTTCGTTTTAATCAATTAACTCAAGAAGTTGACGCTTTAGATTTGCAAATTAAGCAACTAGAAAAAGAAAAAACAGAAGACACAGTAGTTGTGTCAGACAAAGAAGAAAGAGGTATGGATATGTCAGTAGAAATTAAAGAAACAGAAGTACGTGGTTTAGAACAGTTCATTCGTGGAACTGAAGGAGAAGAAGTACGTGCATTAAACACATCAACACAAGGTGCGGTAATTCCAACTCACCTATCTGATGAAGTAATCGAAGCATTAGATGAAGTAGCACCATTGTTTGCTAAAGTTCCAAAATTAACTCCTGTTAACGGAACTCTTGAAATCCTACAAGAAGCTTCTCTTGGAGACGCTGGATTTGTTGGAGAAGCAGAAGACTTGGCTCTATCTGATGTAAGCTTCACAAAAGTTAAATTGGAGCAAATCCGTTGTGGTTCTGCTATCGAATTAACTCAACACTTAGTAAATGACAGTGGTATTGATATCGTATCTTATACTAAATCTGCTCTTTACAAACGTTTAGGTTATGCTTTAGACCGTTCAATGATAACTGGTACTGGTACTGGTTCATTCCAAGGTGTTAAAAACGCTGAAAACGTTCAAGAAACTCTTGTTGCTGGTACAGTATCAATTGACGATTTCATGGACTTGCTAAATGCAATGCACCCATCACTACAAGGAAATGCTTCTTTCGTAGTATCTCGTCCATTGTTCAACCAAATGGCAAAATGGAAAGACGCTCAAGGTCACTTCTACCTAACTCGTGATGTAGTTGACGGAAAACCTGCTTACCGTTTATTCGGTCAAGAAGTAGTAATTTCTGATGTAGTTGACGCAGTAGAAGCAGGAAAAATTCCAGCTTACTTTGTAAACCTTGCTGAAGCTTACCGTGGAATGGTTAAGAAAGACGCTTCTCTAACAGAAGTAACTGCTGACCGTTACAACGCTCTTAAAGGTATCAGAACTCTTATTCTTGATATCTATGCAGACGCTAAAATTGTTAACCACCAAGCACTTGTAGCTTTAAAAGTACAAGCTGGCGCTTAATTAATAGTTTAACAAATTAATGGGAAGTCGTAAAGACTTCCTGTTATTTTTTTTAGCCATTTATAGCATTCCCTTTATTTAGGAATCTATTCACAAAGAAGCTAAAAAGGAGGAAATTTCATGAAAGTAAAAATGACAACGGCTCTTGCTGGCAAGGATTTTGTTTTTTCTTTCGGTGAAGTAGTAACTGTTGATGAAAAGTTTGGTAAATCACTTATTAATGGTGGTTTGGCAATGCTTGTCGAAGATGTTACTGAAGTAACTGAAGTAATTGAAGAAGCACCTAAAAAGCCAAGAGGTCGTAAACGAAAGTTGGGCGCTGAATAATGAATGAAGTACCTAAATTTTCGACAATAGACTTACAGTTTGTTAAAGATTATCTTTATGTGGATTTTGAAGATGATGATTTGTTAATTCAGACATTTATTTTTGCAATCCAAGAAGAAATCCTTTCTCAAACAGGCTATACAGACATAGAACAATTGGATAATAGTAGACTTGCTTCAGTAATGTTGCTTTCTATGGTATCTGATTTATATAACACACGTTCAACGACTGCAACTGATGTAAAAATTAAGTTCTCACCTTTATTCTCTCAACTTCAAAAAACTTTGCGTGGTCAAAACAATGGTTATAGAATAGCCACTGTTGATGAAATGACGGAAGAAGAAACTGCTGAATGACCAAGTATTTAAGACAAGGTAAAACGGCAGTTGAAGTTGGAGAACTAAGAGAACGTGTTTCTATTTGTATTAGAAAAACTGAAGTTAATAGAAAAACTGGTATTGAACAACTTGTTTATGAGCCGGTTTTAACTACTAGAGCAAAAGTTATTGGTGAAAGTGGCCGTGAATTTTTAGGTGCTGATAGAGATTTGCAAAGAGTTAGAAAAAGAATCTTTATTAGAAGAAGAAAAGGTCTAAAAGTCACTGAAGACCACTTCATTCTTTATGAAGACCAATACTACACAATCTATGACAAAGAAGATTATGATGTAATGTTCTATGAATTTAGAGTGGAAAGAGTTGAGAAATAATGCCACTAGAAGTTGATTTCTCACAAGTTGAAAGAGCATTGATGGCTCTTGATAAAAAGGCTCGTGGTTCTGCTATTAGGAACTCACTGCTTAAAGGTGCAAATGTGGTTGAAATTGAGATTAAGAAAGAAATTGTTCGTCAAGGTCACAAAGATACTGGTTCCCTTTATAAGAGTATCGGTGTTACTAAAATGACCAACAGGGGAATGTCCAGCACGGTTCGTGTAGGTATTGACCCTAATTCTTTCAACCACAAATCACCAAGAAAAGTAGCAATCTATGGTTTTATTCTACAATTCGGAACCAAGAAAACTGCTGGTACTTACTGGATGACTAAAGCTAAGAACAAATCTTATGATGAATCTAGAAGAGTAATAGCAGAAGAAATTAAAAGGGTGTTGGGATTATGACGGCTTTTGAGAAGGTTTTAGACACCTTAGAATCATTGGGTATTCCAATTGTTCGGAACAAGTATAACGGCCAAGAGAGAAGTTATATCATCTTTACAACTATTGATGAAAACGACACTTTTGTAACCGACAATGAGAGCGAAGGAGAATTAACTTACTTTGCTATCACATACTGGAATGATGGAACTCAACCTGACTTAACTAGAAAAATTAAAAATGCAATGAAAGCAAATGGTTTTATAAAGATTGGTAATCGAGATAACCACGATGAAGGTTTTCATGGAGTTATCTTAGAGTATCAGATTTTACTATGGAATCACGAACTTGATGAAGAGTAAAAAAAAGTCAGTAAAACCAACATTTTATTTGAAAAACATGTTAAATTTTCTGTCCAAAACGCACATATATAGTGGAAGGACAGTTTAAAACGTTTAAAATTCCTTTAAGCAACTTAAAACATCTTCAAACAGTTTTAAACATTTGGTCACACATAGCGTGTGGCCTTATTTAATTTAAAGGAAAATAACAGAAAGAGGTAATCTATTCATGACTACACAACAAAAACGTTTTGGTGGACTTTCCAAAATCCACGTAGCACCACTTAACATTGAAGGAATTTTTGGAACACCAACTGCAATCAAAGGTGCAAAAGCAGTAGAAGGAACACTAAACTATGAATCAATTCAGTTTTTCGCTGATAACAAAATTGATTTCCAAGACTTCAAATTCACTGGTGGAGAAGGAACACTTACTGTAAGTGGTTTAACTCCTGCTGAATACAAACTATTGTTTGGTTCTCAAGCAATCAATGGTGGAGTTGTAGTTAACACTGGTGACGTTACACCTGAATTGGCTTTATTGTTTGAACGTGACGCACTAGGAACAAACGGCAAACGCTTATATGCTATTTATGCAGTTAAGTTTGCACAACCTTCTATCAATGCAACAACTATGGAAGGTTCTATTGAAGAAGAACCAATGGAATTGACTTTCACTATTCGTGAACTTGAAAACGGTGACTTGTACGGTATGGTTGACACAACTGATGAATCCGTATCTGCAACTGTTATTGGTGAATGGTATACAACTGTTCAAACTTCTGAAATGATTTTAGAAGCAATTCCAACAGGCGAATAATGTTTTAGGGCGAAGGATTTCTCCTTTGCCTTAATTTTTCAAATTGAGTTTTTGAAAGATTAAATTCAAAGGAGGAAACAACAATGGAAGAATTTGCTACCGTCAAATTAAAAGGTCAAGAATTCAATGGACTTTTGGATTTTAAAGCATTGAGTTTAATTCAACATAACATGCGAAAAGATTATGGTACTGAACTTAACTTCAGTCAAATCTTTGTTGAAATAGACAAAGAAAATCTATCAGTTATTTTAGAGACAACTATTGTTGCTATTCAACGTGTACACACGCAAATTAAGCGTGAACACATAGAATCAAGGATTGGTTTGAGAGATACACTAACCCTTCATAATTTCATCATGGAATTAGTGGAGAAATCACTCCCAAACGCAGAAATGCAGGAAGAGACAACGGAGGAATAAAAAGCCTTCAAGGTAAGGAAGATGATGATATTTGGGATTTAGATTACCTTCAGTATTGTTGGTATACGATTCTAAAGCGCACTTCTGATTTTTGGGAAACAACCCCAAAATATCTTTTCCTGCAATTAGACGTTCACTCTAAAATTAATGGTTCAGAAGAGAAACAAAAAGAAAAAGAAAATAACGTAGAGTGGATTTAGGACTATTCCTAAGTTCACTCTTTTTTTTATTTATAGAAAGGAGTGTTTAGATGTCTAGTTATGATGATATTGGCGCACTGTCGGTGAGGTTAAACTTACAAACCAATGATTTCAACAAAAAGATATCTGCTATCAACAAAGAAATTAAGTTCTTAGAGCGTGATTTGAAGAGTGCTGGTAAAGGTGTTAAGAACTTTGAAAATAGTTTCACTGGTGTTAATGCAAAAATGCAAACACTCAATAAGCAAATCGCATTAAGCACAACAAAACTTGCTCAACAAAAGACTAGATTTAGAGAATTCAGCACCGAATTAACAACTCAAAGAGCAAAATTAGAAGCACTTAAATCTTCTCATGGCGAACTAAGCACTGAATATAAATCACAAGCTAGATTAGTTTCACAATTAGCTGAAAAAACACGTTCAGTACAAAGTGCTATTAGAACAACTGAAGGTGCTTTGAGAGAATATAATGCTGGTCTTAAAGACGCACGACAAAAAATGAGAGATATGGGTAACTCCACTAAGACTTTTGAACAAAAGTTAAGAGCGCTTCAAGAAGAAGCAAAGGTTACTTCCACTTCATTTAATCAAATGGCAAACTCAATGAGCAATGGTTCATTTGGTAGAGCAAGGGTTGAAATGGAACGTCTTTCTAGTTCTATTCAAGACGCAAAAAGGCAAGTTTCTTTATATGCTAGTGAGATTCAAAAAATGGAAACAAACCAAACTAAAGCTGGAAACAAAATTAAAAGTTTAGGTAATGATATTAAATCAACTGCTAATAAGCTTAAAGAAGCAAAACGCACTTATGGTGAAAATTCTGAAGAAGCACAAAAATTAGCAAATAAGTTGATGGAATTGAAAACTAAGCTTGCTCAAACTAGAAATGAACATGATGAAAATGCTAGTGCTATCAGAAGACATAGAACTGCAATGAATGAGTTAAATGGTTCTGCTTCACAAATGCAAAGCCGAATGAGAGACCTTCCTTTTAACACTGTTGCTTCTAGACTTGATACTCTAGGAAGTTCAATGAGAAACATAGGTACGACAATGGGAATTACTGTTGGTGTGCCATTGGCTATGTTAGGAACAACGGCAGTTAAAACTTTTGCTGGTTTTGAAGAATCTATGGATAAAGTTAAAGCCGTTTCCAATGGTACAGAAGAACAAATGTCCATCCTTACAGAACAGGCTAGAGATTTGGGAAGAGAAACACAATTCTCGGCTACACAGGCCGCAGACGCAATGGGATTCTTGGCAATGGCTGGTTTTGATGTAACTTCAACTTATGAAGCAATGCCACACGTTTTGAACTTGGCAAAAGCTGGTTTAATGGACTTGGCAAAAACTGCTGATATCACTTCAAACGTTATGACTGGTTTTGGTCTTCAAGCCGAAGATATGGGGCATATAACAGATACAATGGCTTATGCTTCCAATAACTCCAATACAAGTATCGAACAATTGGGTGACGCTATGGTTTACTTAGCACCTATTTCTCAAACTTTAGGATTGTCTCTAGAAGACGTTTCTTCAGCAGTAATGGCTATATCTGATAATGGTATTCAGGGAGCAAGAGCAGGAGCCGCATTTTCTACTTCTCTTGGCCGATTGACTAAGCCAACCAAGCAAATGAAAGAAAAAATGAAAGAGTTAGGACTTAGCTTCAAAGATTCAAGTGGAGAAATTAAGCCACTTTATCAGATTGTTGATGATTTGAATAGTAAATTAAAAGGCCAAACAAAAGCTTCTAAAGCTAATGCAATCGCAACTCTTTTCGGTGCTGAAGCTACACGACATTGGGCTTCCTTGTTGAATGTTGGTTCAGAAAAATTAGAAAAGAATGCAAAAGCTATGAATCATGTTGATGGAGAAGCTAAAAAAGTTGCTGATACAATGGCAGACAACTTAGCTGGTTCCTTCAAAGAAATGCAATCTAAGATTGAAGATTTCTTAATTACAATGGGTGAATCTATGGCTCCAACTATCCGTGATATCGCTGATAAAATTGGTGCTTTAGCTGACTGGTTCAGAACATTATCTCCTGAAACACAAGCACTTACAGTAAAAATGGGTGCTTTAGCAATAGCACTTCCATTAGTTTTAACAGGTGTTGGAATGGTTACTTCAGGACTTGGTGGACTTGTTAGAGGTTTCCAATTAATTAATGGTGCTGGTGGTAGGATTTTAGGATTGTTCACACGTATGGGTACTGGAACAACTGGAACTGCAAGTCTTATGACTAGAGCATTGCCATTGTTGTCAAATCCGTGGGTTTTACTAGCAGGAGCAGTTGTTGGTGCTTCAACGGCAATCTATGTGTTCAAAAAGAATGCTGATAAACGATTCAAAGAAGTAAATGAGAGTGCTAGAAAACATATTACTGGTGTTGGTAAATACTTTGAAAAAGACTTACCTATGTTCATGGATGAATTCAAGACTGATATGAATTCAATTGAATTCTTTGATAAAGGTACAACAAATAGACTAAATCAAAGTATGGACAACTTGAAAAAAGTAATGGAATCCGGCAAAGGTAACATTACTCAAATTTACGGAAACATGGTTGAAGAAATTGGCGCAAACATGGATGATGTTCCTAAAGAAATGCGTGAATCAGTTGTACAAGGTTTTGTTGATTTTGGTGAAAACTTGGCTAGAGAAGGTAAAATCACGACAAAACAGTTTGAAGAATGGGTAGACGAATTAAACAAAAAGGCCAAACTAAAAATT